TTCAATGTTGCTCCTTCTTCTGTAATAGGTGGAATGATTTTTGGATAAAGGAGAAGAGGTATGACAGAGAAAGAAAAACTAATAAAGATTAAGAAACTTGCCGACGCAATGTATTATGCTGCACAGTATCTTACTACTGATGCTTCAAGGCTACATAAGGCTATGGATGAGTATCACAAGTTCATTATTCACGAATGTAAAGAAGAGCCTGTAAGCGAGGATTTAGGTGAGTACATCAATGAACTCTCCAAACGGTTCCCAGAAGTATCATTTGCAAAGTTGTCGCGGATTGCTGTAAGGGTGGCTAACTGGCAGAAAGAGCAAATAAATGAAGTCTTGCTTTCAGAAGTACTGCCTTGCTTTATGCACGGTGGAGAAGCTGACGAGGTGGTGGCTAAATTGGAAGAAGTGTTAAACAAAAAGAAATAGAACTATGAGCATCTACGAAAAATATAATGATTATGCTGTCTCACAGCTTAACACAATAGTAGGCAGAAAGAATGGATATATTACCCAAGCCGAAAGAGAGAAAGCAAGAAAAAAAATCGTAAAAAGAAAAAGAAATAGTTATGAGTAAGGTACTTGAAATCGGCGAGTACACCCTTGAGGATGGTGTGACGCTTGAAAGAACAGGAAAGTTTGTTACTGTTAGACCGATAGTGAAATACGATAATAAGCCACGATGTAATGAATGTAAGCATTTTGGTAGCGGAAGAGCAACAAGATGTGGTTATACGACTACTATATGTCTGTTACAACCCAAAAACATTATTGATAAAGACGGAAAGGAATTGTACTATCATATTGGCGAACGGAAATTAGCATGTGAGAAATTTGAAAAGAAATAGAACTATGAGTAAGGCAGAAGAATTATTAGACAAGGCTCTTGATTTCATTGTTGAAACACAAGAGGATAATGACTATGTCTGTGAGCAGATGTGTGAAAGCTCTGTTGTTGACTATTGCGCCCAGAATTGTCAGAATTTAAACAAAGAATGCGTTAAGTTGTTTTTAGAAAAAGTTTATAAGAAAGATGAGTAAGGCAGAAGATAGATATTTAGAACATTTCCAAGATGGAAGGTTAAGAAATTGTAGTAGTAAAAAAGCTTTTCTATTAGGCTACCACCAAGCAGAGAAAGATAATGAACTCACTTGGGAAGACATGAGAGAACTGTATATTATCTTTGCAGAAGTTGATACTGAAATAGAACTTTGCAAGACTGACATCAAAGCAGAAACGCTTGGATATTATCAAGAAGTATTGAAACGATTTAAAGAAAGGAAACAACAATGACGAAAGAAGAAACTATCTTTATGACCAAGTACGGCATAAAGGAAATGGAATTTTATTGTGCCAACGATGACAGGTACGAAGCGCGATTTAAGGACAAAAACGGGGAAACCTTTACGTTCAACGCGTCGCGTGCAAAGGTCATGGAACACGTAGAACGCTTTTCCAAACACCCAGAATTGTACATAACGAATAAAAACCTTGTTGTGGCACATTTTCATGCTATGGCGCGGGCGTTTTACGCTATGGCACATTTGCCAAAAGAACGTTAGCGTTTATTAACTTAATAATCGCTAATAACATTTGGTATATTCAAAATGTTTTTGTAATTTTGCAACGTTATTACGAAAAAATAAGATTATGCTTGATAAGAATATAGTTTTTTTGGAAGGTCTGATTGGTGATGACTTTAAATATGGTCGCACATCGGACGGAAAAGAATACGCGACGTTTTCCCTCGCTTGCAATTCCTTTATCAAGGATATTAGCGACAATACGGAACGTACACACTCGCAAAACTATATACGCACAACGGTATTCGACAAAAAGCAGATTGCATACCTGCGCAAAATTGATGCACATCGTGGTCAACGCGTAAGCGTCTTTGGGCGTATTTCATCGTTCAAGACCGAATATAAGGGCATTGACTTTATTCAGTTGTCTATCGTTGTGCGTGATATAGCTATTATACAAACGAAATCATTTAAAAAGAAACCAAAAGATGACATCAAAGAAGAAAAAAGTAGTGTATCTGTCAGCACCGATTAGCGGCTTTGACATCGACGAAAGGCGCGCGACGTTTGAAAGGGTAGAAAACGAACTAAAGAAACTTGGCTACAAGGTTCTTAGCCCAATGAAAAACGGGTTATCGCAGGACGAACCAACGTCGCACCACATGAAACGCGACATCATATTGCTCTTGCAAGCCGACGCGATTTTCTTGATGACTGGTTGGAATCGTAGCGCAGGATGCTTGACGGAACTACACGTTGCTACGGCTTGTGGCTTAGATGTGTGGTTTGAAGGGGTTTCGGAACTTAAACTTTAATATTAACTTATAAATGAATATTTTTTATGGCAGAAATTCAAGATTATAAACAAGAAGTTGCCAACACCCGTAAAGGTTGTCTTGGTGGTAGTGATGGTAAGATGCTTGCGCAGATTGCTGCACTTGGTTACGTACCAAAGTCGGCATTCAAGCGTCTTGCGGTATGTAAGGGTCTGATTGAACAAGAGGAAATTCCTCGCACGGCGGCTATCGTCGCTGGTGACAAAATCGAAATGGCTATCTATGACCATTTGACCAAGAAAGACCCACGATACGAATCTAATCCTTTGTGGGTTAGTGAAAAGTACTCTACAAAGAACGTCAAGTTGATTGCGCACCCAGACATCGTTCTTAAGGACGAAGCACGCAAGACGTTGTTTGTGTACGAGGTAAAAACTACTAAGTACAACATCAACGACACACGCACGACATACAAGTCGCAGTTGTTTATCGAAAACACGCTTGCACACGAAATCATTTCCAAACTTGGCAGTGGTTGGTCGGTTAAGTTGTTCTTGGTGCATTATAGTACAGAGGGCTTGGACTTGAACGAGGGTGTAGAGTTTGACCCAACACGTATGACGCTGAAAGAGGTTAGCTTTAGGTCATCGGCATTGTTTGACATTAAGGCTGCAATGGAACTTGTAGACACATTCCTCGAAACGTTCACGGAATACTACGATGGCGACGATGTGGACGCGGACATGCTACCCGTTTCCGTCAAGTCACAGTTCGATGACGTTGCCGCTATGTTGGTGGAAATAGAAGAACGTAAAGTAAAAGTCGAAGAATTTAAGAAACGACTCTATGATTTTATGCTTGCGAAAGACATTAAGAGCATTAAAAACGACATGTTCTCTATCACACGTGTTGACCCAACGGAATCAAAGACGTTTGATGCAAAGCGTTACTTGGATGACGAGGCAAAGGAGCATCCACGTAAGGTTAAGAAGATTGTTGCCAAGTACACCAAAACGGTGAAAAAGTCAGGCTATGCTTTGATAAAAGTAAAGAAAGAAAAAGAATAAATATATTTGTCTAACATTTAAAGAAAGTAAAGATTATGGCAGAAGAAAAGAAAGCAACTGGTCTAAAACTATTCAACCAGACCATCACAAGTGTTGCAACGCAAAAGTATTTGGCAGACGTATTGGGTGAACGTAAGGCATCGTTCATAAACAACCTTACGGCACTTGTCGCCAACAACGCTATGTTACAGGAATGTGAGCCGTACACGTTGATGTTCGCGGCTATGAAAGCAACGGCACTAAACCTGCCGCTTGACAACTCGCTTGGCTTTGCCTACGTATTGCCCTATAAGGACAACAAGAAAGGAATCACGGTTGCGCAGTTCCAACTTGGCTACAAGGGCGTAAAGCAACTTGCATTGCGTAGTGGTTCGTTCGCAACTATCCCTAACGCTACGGACGTTCGTGAAGGAGAATTGATTTCCCGAAACCGTCTTACTGGTGAATGCAAGTTCAACTTTATCGAGGATGCTGAGGAACGCGAAAAGAAGCCTGTAATTGGGTTCGTGTCATACTTCAAACTATTGAATGGCGCGGAATCGACTTTCTATATGTCTAAGGCTGAAATGGAAAAGCACGCCTTACGCTATTCGCAGACGTATCGCTCTACCAATCCAAAGGTCAAGGCTGCATCAAAGTGGACTACCGACTTTAACGATATGGCTTGTAAGACCGTCGTAAAGTTGAATCTTTCTAAGAACGCGCCACTTTCGGTTGAAATGCAAGACGCGCTAAAAGCCGACCAGTCTATCATGTTTGAACGTGACAAGTACGAATACTTGGATAACGACCAGACGGACATTGATATGGCAAAGGCGCAGGCGGTTGCAGAAAAGTTCGCAGACTTTCAAGACGTAACGGACGAAAACAAACAAGAGTAATCGCTTATGTCAAGGGGTTTAACTGTAATACATTCACATAGTGGCTTGGAGCGAGAATTAAAGTTCCCCAAGCACTATGTGTTGGTAGATGCTTGTTTCGCGTCTACGTTTCATAAATACGGAATGAACACCACACCTTTCAAGAATCAGAACATTGAATACATCAAGGTTAAGATACTTGATTTCGTAAAGGTCGGTGGCGTGTTTAAGAATTTAGATTGCTAAGATATTATGGAAAAGGGTTCTAAGGACTTATTGTTCGATGGGTGGCATGATTGGTCATCGTATATCGGAAACGCGCTTGTAGGCGTTGTAAAGGGCATAAGCAGGGTTCTATACGCTATCATTATGGGGATTGTTACGCTATTGGTATATGCTTATAAGCAAATCAAGCGTTTTGTAGTAGCATACCCTGTACCAGTACTCTCGTTTCTTTGCGTAGTTCTTTTGTTGTGTGTGCTGTTCTTGTTTACTAATTATTCTGCAAAGCTAAAGACGTGCCAGATGGAACGTGATAGCGTTGCATACGAAAAGATGAAACTTGAACAGGCGTTTATCGGTGACACCATCGTGATACGCGGTCACAGCACAAGGAAAGAGAAAGCGGAACTTATTGAATAATTAAAAGGGCTCGTTTGGTTTCTACTGGACGCGCCCAATATAACAACAACATTAACATTATGAAAGACTCAATAATAAAAGACCAGTCACGTATTTTTTGTAATGGCGAGGAATGTCCCGTACGACGCACATGTCTACGCTACACAAAGCGCGATGAAAGAAATGATGGCAAAGAATACGTGCTAATCCGTAAATGCACACTACAAAGGCGTTATTTACAGGATGCAAACAAAGTAAATGCTGATGGTAAGGAACATAGAAAGTAACGGTTATGGACGAGAATAGATATTTAGAGTTAAGCGGTGCATCCGTTGTAGAGGATGACGTAATAAAGCGAATACATACCGCTGGCGTTCGTGGACTTAATTTAGAAAAAGCAAAGGAACTTGGGTTCTTTAATCGTATATCAAACCTGCTTTGTGCGGCACATGCAAGCATCATGGCTGCATATCGCATCTATGGCGGCGTAGACTACCTACTTAGCGAATTTGGCGGGCGTAAAAACGAAATAGCACGGGAAATGAATATCTTTGAACGTGCGGTAGATAGGTTTATCAAGTTCTGGACTACGTACTATGCACATGGCGAAGCAGGCAAAGAGGTAAACGAGGAAGTCGAAGTGTTGTTTCGTCATATCATGGAATGGGCGCAATTGCCGTATGAATGGAATCTTGGTGACAAACAGCGAACGGATGACAATGGCGCGGACGTTGCTTTGCGTATGAATGTCGATGACAAAGAATACACGTTTAGGGTTACACCCTTGAAAGAGGAAATCCTCGGCGATGGCGATGAATCGTGGTGCGTTACTAAGTATGACCGTAAAGCGCACAAGCAAACAACGGTTGAAAACGATATGGATAAGGCATCTGCATTGATGGTTGCAAAACGTATGTCGGTAGATGACCCCGATAACATCTATACAGCAAGTATGGTACGCGAGCAGATGGTTCGTAGCACCGTCGTTACACCGTTCAAGGCTTTCAAGGCTAACGAAACAATAGGACATATAACAAAACAAAACGGAAAGTAACATGGCAAGTAGTATCAATAACTGGGTTCACGAAAAGGGAAACGTCACGGATAAAGACCGTTTGGCGTTGGAACGTGCAAAGAAAATGGAACAAAAACTAAAGAAAAATGGCTATCGTTGGATAAAGATAAACGAACGTTTGCAGACGTTCGTACCTTGCGATAAAGATGGAAATCCGACGTTGGAAGGACAAAGGAAAATAGCACTACTTAAAGAAAGTCAAGGCATAAAATAGATAAAAAGTGTTAATGGACTTGGAATATATCAAATTTCTTATTACCTTTGCACCGTTGTTAAACATAAAACGTTACGATTATGAATGTAAAATTTGAAAAAGAAATTTGTTCGTTTCTCAATCTCCCGTCAATTCCACTTAAGGAATGGGATGGTGAAACGGCTTTTGACAAAGGTGTTGCAATAGTCAAGCAGGCTTACGACGGACAGGCTTATGCCGTAGCACGCTTTGACCCACTTAAGGATGCAAAGCCCACTATTATTAAGGTGTTTGATAGCGAACCGTTCTTTGACATCGAAAAGGTTCTTGTCGTTCCCGACTACATGGAAACAAGCGTAGAAACGGCTGACCTTGACGAAGAATCAAAGAAAAAAGCCGAGGAATTGGCAAAGCAGGCAGAGGAAATCGAAAACGATGGCACACAACAAATGGAACTGCCAGAAAACCCCTACTTGTTTGACAATATCACGAACGACGAAGAGGCTATCGCTTTCATCGAGGCTTACAACAAGAAGAACGGCATCAAGGGGCAAGTTCCCAAGAAGCACGACACTATCTTGAATCGCCTGTTGGTCATCTATTCCGAGCAAAAGCAAGCCGCTGGTAACGTAGACGAATAAGCTATGACTGATTACGATTACCATAGACTAAAGGCGCAATTGGCAATATTGCAGGACGTGGCGAAAGACTATCCCACGTCCTCAATATCCAACGCTATGACGCAGATAGAAGCACGTATTAAGTTATTTGAAGCAAGAAAACAACAAGAACAAAAACAATAAGATTATGGGAGAAATTAAGAAACCGACAAAGGGCGACATCGAACGTCGCTTGCGTAATGCACTCGTATTTGTCACAAAGGACAAGGACTACCAAGGCGTATATTTTGATGATAAGGGTGTAAGATTAGAGGTTACTGGCGACTACGCAATTATCTCTACCGCTTTCCATCGTCACGTCTTTGGCGCATTGACGGCACAAGGCGAATCACGCCCGTACCTCTATACACGTCGCTTTATCGAAATCGCATTGGCGAACGATTGTATGGTCAAGGATGCAAAAGGCAATGTGACACGTTCGTATGGTAAGTTGATGGCTGTACTTAAGGAAAAGGAAGACCAGACAGAGTTCCGCGTTGCTTGGTATTTCGATTTATGGCTGAATAACATTTTCCATCCATTGTACGGCATTGGCGAAACCGAAATAGAATCGTTCCTTGTCTACGAATCATACCTGCACAACCTTGCTCGCAATAAGATTATTCTTTCGGAAAAGACAGAGGACATCACAAACAAGATGTTTATCGAACAGATTGGCAAAGAACTTATGGAATTTACCAAGGACGTTGACGAACACGTGGTGTTCCCAAAGAAAACCGACGAGGAACGCAAGAAAGAGGAAATCGACGCATTAGGCGAAATTGCAGTTGAAAAGAGTATTAACGAAACACAAGGGCAATGATTAACGACGAAAACTACGAATGGATTAGCGTGTCGGAACTTGCTAAACGTATTGGTCGTACAAATCAAACGGCTTACAACCAAGTTAAGGCTGGTCTTTGGGAATCGCGCACATTCAAACGTGGCTCTATGGTCGGTATTCTTGTAGCCTACCCCAAGCAATAAATGAACAACAACATGACGAAAGCACATCTGCGTTTGTTACGCGAGAACTACGAAAACGCTTGTAACTCATACCTGCTTGCTCTTGCAAATATGTGGGAATGGGATTGCAAGTCGTATGGGTTCTGGATTGGTGATGACGTTGGGGGCATTTATTCGTACGGCGATTGCACGTTTATCAATATGGAGGATATTATCTACTGTGTTGAAAATAGCATTAGCGAAAAGACGTACGATGAATGGCAGGAGTATTGCCTATGGGCAAAAGACTTTGAACAAGTCGTTCCCAACCTTAAGTCATGGTGCATGGGTTGCCCAAGGGTAGACGAAGCTACGCAAGAAAAGCTAACGGCTATGCGCAACGAGTTGAATGAATTGATAAAAGAAACTAAAGCTAAATTCTAATTGACGTATGGCACAACAATTGAAACGTAACAAGGGAAAGAAACGCAAGGGTAAGATAAAGTTTAAGCAAACCGCTCGACTTGTCGAAAAGAACGACGCTACCCGTGTGGCAAAAGCGGACACGTCGGCATACCCTCGTATGCACGCGCAAATACCTCGTTCAAATGGTGCTGTATTCAAGATAAAAGTAAAAAGAAAATAGCAATGGTAAACAAAGTAAGGCGGCTACTTATCCAAATTGGGAAGTCGCTGCCTTTTTTATTATGCTTTCTAGTATTCGTATCGTACGCAGAAAACCTATTTGCGTTGGCAACAAACGATTTTCTTTACTACGATGGGTACTTTATCGTCAACACGCCTATTTCGTTCGCTATCGGGCTTAAATTCGAATATGACTGGTTGATGGTTGTTGTTGCCATGATACTAAGTATAGCAATTGAAACATGCAAGTGGAATAAGTTTGCGCTATGCTACCTTGCTGCAAACCTTTTGCAAAAGTCGTATATTGCAAACGTGGAACTTGAAAAGATGACGATATGCGTAATTTGTTTGGTAAATGTGTTGCTATCGTTGTTTTTCGTTTACAAAGGATTAAAGAGTATTTATTATGTTAGAAGTTGATGACAAAGCATACACGTTGAATCTAAATAACGTACGCCTACCAGAAACGCCACAACGAAACCGAAAAGGACAATGGAATAAAGGCGGCGTTGCGTGGAATCGTGGAAAGAAATGGAACGAAATGTTTGACGCGGAAACAATTGAACGTCTTAAAAAGCACCTACGTGAACTTGGTAAACGTTCGGGCAATCGCGGCAAAGGCTTTGAACAATTGTGGCGACCCGTTATCCAAATGGATGAATACGGAAATCGCTTGCATTGGTATCAGTCAAGCGCACATGCCGCAAGAAAGCTGGGATTGCAAGCAAGGAACATACGTGCCGTTTGCTATGGTGATAGACCGCGTTGTGGTGGTTTTAGATGGAAATTTGACGAACATTTTCTTTGAAAGTGTTAAACTTGTGTTAAATTTCGGATATTTGTTTGGTAATTAAAATAAAAGTAGTATCTTTGCACACGATAAATTTCTATAACTTTAGAATTAATACACTAAATGATTTAAACGTTGTGATAACGGCTAACGCAGAAATTTGTTTTAGGTATATTTATTCATGAGAAATTAATAAAAAAAACTAGGTTGGTTAAGGTAAAACGTTGCGAAACGAAGTAGCCTTTTTAATATCGCGGTAGAGGTGTGAAAGTCGCATACATGGCTCATAACCATCGTGGAGGGGTGCAAGTCCCACTACCGCAACAAAGTTGAATAAATCATTGTGATATAAGGTATTGAAAAATTTGTGTAACAGGAAAACTGAAATGTTTGAAAACGAACCGTTGTGAAACGTAGTAGTTTTTTATAGGAGACTGGTGTAGCGGTTGCACGTTTGAATTTGGCTCAAAAGGAGGGGTTTCGACTACCTCGTTTCCTACGATATTTTGGGGTTGTAGCTCAGTTGGTTAGAGCACTTGCTTTGCAAGCAAGGGGTCGCGGTTTCGAATACCGCCAGCTCCACAAGTTTATTTTTCACGAAAACATTTTTATTATGGCGAAACTTAAATTTGTTGTTGATGATTTACTACCACAGCTATCACAGTCTGTTGGCGTTGTAAATTCGAAAAATTCGTTGCCTATCCTTAACGATGTGCTTTTTGTTACACGTATAGGAAATGGTGCTGATGAACGTCGATTATCGCTTACCACAAGCGATAGTGAAACATGGCTTACGGTTTACGTCCCAAATGCGGAATTTGACACGGAAATGATGTTTTGTGTTGCCGCAACGGACATTTACAAAGCGTTAGCTAATCTTAAAGGTAAAACGGTTGCAATGACTATTGACGAAAGCGCACATACGGTGACGTGTGAATACGGAAACGGTCATTTCTCTTTACCCTACGAGGATGCAGGCGATTTTCCACGTCCTAACATGAATGCCGACCAAATGGTAGAGAAAAAAATCGCTTGCGAACGTTTGTTGCAGGCTATTGAAAAGGCTGGCTTTGCTACCGCGAACGACGAATTGCGCCCAGTGATGAATGGAGTACATTTCGACTTCTTGCAAAAAGGCATGGTCACGGTTGCTACCGACGGTCAGAAACTCGCAAAGTACACCGACCTTACGATTCAGAACCCGAACGAAATCGCAAGTGGTTTTACGTTACCAAAGAAGCCTGCACACATCATGCTTGCAGTGTTAAGCAACAATCAAGGTGATGTTGACTTAAAGTTTAACGACAAGTGTGTGCGTTTTACTCATAACGCTTTTTGCCTTACGACACGTCTTATCGAGGGACGTTACCCGAACTACGATAGCGTTATACCAAAGGACAACGAAATCACGACGTGTATCAACAAAGCATCGCTCGTCGCAGCCCTTAAGCGCGTTATGCCAATGGGTAACACGAATAGCGAACTTGTGCGTCTTACTTTCACGATGGGAAACGTAGAGTTATCGGCGGAAGATTTGGACTTTAGCAAGTCGGCAAAGGAAAACGTTGAATGCGACTTTGCTAGTCAAGAAATCACTATTGGCTTTAAGAGTAGCGTGCTATTGTCTATATTGCAGAATATTGACTGCGAGCAGGTCAAGATTATGCTTAAAGAACCGTCACGCGCGGGGATTTTCAAGCCTGCTACCGATGCTGAAAGCTACGAATATGTTTCTTTGGCTATGCCGATGTTAATCAATTCTTAGTGCTATGTACGACAATTATCCTCCTGGAGCTGCGCACGACCCGTCGGCTCCTTATAACCAGCCCGTCATTCCCGAAAGGGACTTTGATGTCGAGGTGACTATCACGATGTCTAAGGTAGTAACTATCACTACGGATAACTACGTGCCCGAATATGATGATGAGGATGGTCACACGTACGCCAACACCGAAAACACGGAATGGGACAAAGAGTTTGAAAATAGCGGTCATTTCACTATCGCGGACTTGATAGAAGAACTGAAAGGCTACGTGGTAGAGGATATGAAGACTTGCGCACCAAACACGGGCAAAGGAGCACACTTGCAGCGTTTGTTGTTGGCTTGCGAGGATTGGGAAACGATAGAGGAAAGCTACGAAGAACAATGAACGATTACGGTGACTACATAAACGGCCATGTTGAAAGGACGGCGAAAGGCGAATACACTGGGCGATTGAGCGTCGAGGGTATAGACCTTTCGCCTATCCAAGCCCAATATTTCAAAAAGGATGGCGATATATATTGTTTTATCAAGCGTCGCCCGATTATGGAGTATAGCATGGAACAAGGCAAATACATAACCCGTGAACGCAAGCCACAGTTGCTTATATACATGAAAAAGCAAGTAGGCACGGATGGTGTTGTGGAATACAAAGGCGAGTTTATGTTTATGCGCTTCCGTTTTAGCATCGTAGGCGTATGGGACAAGATTCTTGGCAGGGACACGAACCGCCAACGTCTTAACCTTTTCGTGGAACGATTGCCGATGTCAGAACAAACATTATTGAATAGCATTAACGAAAGGAAACGCAATGATAAAAAGTGACGAACAGATAAAATCGGATTGGGAACACCTTGAAAACGACAACGTGGAAAAAGCGTGCGAGTATTTGCGTAGGTACGAAGGTGACATAGAGGATTATGTCGCAGAAATCGTAGCATCACTTTGCAACGTCGATGTTGACAAGATGCTTTCCGACACGTCAGTTGCCTACCTTGCGCAAGCACGTTGGTTGTATTGGTATGCACTACGTTACATGACGAACGAAACGTACGACAAGATAGCCGAAAGGACTATGCGAAAGACTCCGTATCGTTTCACGCCAAATGGCATAGGGCAGTCAATCAATAAGATGTCGGCAATGATTGTCAACGAACCGATTTGGACTAAACGCTGGATTATCCTTAAGCGTATCATCAAGCTACGCGATACGGTTGTCAAGGAGAAAAGCGACATGGAAACGGTAACAATGAAAATTATAGCACCAAAAGGTGTGAAAGTAGAACTTAAAAACGAATTATAAGTATGATTTATGAGACTCAGGTACAGTTTACTACGGTAGACGCACACGGCAATGACCGTGTTGTTAAGCAACGCTTTATCATCAAGGAAGCTATGTCACATGGTGAAGCCGAGGACATTACGTACGAGGAATGTCACGCACAGACGGATATTGACGTTATCGCCGTCAAGCGTTCAAAGATTAAGGAGATTTTGAACAAACGACAGAGCGATGCCGACTATATCTTTATCGCCGACGTTGCCGACATCACGACTGATGAAAACGGCGAGGAAAAGGAACTTGTCTACAAGATGGCGTTCTATGCCAACAACGCAGACAACGCTTTCAATTTCATTATGGCTTTCTTGCGTCAAGGCTACAACATGACGTTGGTAGGTCTTAAGAAAACCAAGTTCTGTGATGTAATCGAGCAATAAAGGTTGTGTACGTATGAAACACGCTCAGACAATATACGGACAAGCTCCAAGCAAGGCTAACACGTACAAAATCATTACCATTACAACTAACGGTAAAAAGCATGGTAGCCTTTCCAAAACCGATGCGCTAAAGAAATACGAACACGATTTCTACCTGCAATGCGGTGCGTACCGCAATAAGAACATCAATGGATTTTTCGAATTGTATGTAGACGTGTATTTTCATAGCAACCAACCAGACTTAGACAATTCGCTTAAGGTTATTCTTGATTGCCTGCAAACATGTAAGGCGATTAAGAATGACCGCGATTGTGTTAAGATTGTCGCCAACAAGTTTATTGACAAGAACAACCCAAGGATAGAGTTCACGTTGGTAGAGGTTGGTGGCATACAAGAGAAAGATAGTAAGCAACCAGATTTATTTGATTAAAACGTGTTAATAAATTTGCGTATATCAAGAAATCTTTGTATCTTTGCAAAGTGGGATAGGATGGAAGTCGCGAGCCAACCGAAAAGGGTATGCCGAAAGCCCAGCCCGCTTTGCAATTTTTCGGCTTATGAAATTTCGGTAAATATGAAAAAATTGACAACGCAGGAGTTTATTGAAAAGGCTCGAAAGGTTCATGGGGATAAATACGACTACTCTATGACCACGTACACCATTGGTTCAAACAACGTTGATATTATTTGTCCTATTCATGGATTGTTTAGTCAGCAAGCAAGCAACCATTTGTTTGGTCAAGGATGCCCGATATGTGGAAAAGAACTTACGGCAAAGAAAAGAACATTAGAAATTGATTTTGTCGAACTTGCTAAAAAAGTACATGGGGATAAGTATAATTATTCAAAGGTCAACTATGTTAATAAAAAAACAAAGGTTTGTATTATATGTCCCGAACATGGTGATTTTTGGCAGTTGCCGTATCTGCATTTAAAAGGTTGTGGATGCCCTACGTGCGGAATAGAAAAAACAGTTTCACACACACGAAAGACAAAGGAACAATTCATAACACAAGCAACAAAAACACACAATGGCAAATATGATTACTCAAAAGTAAACTATAAAAATAGCGAACAAAAAGTAGAAATAATTTGTCCTATACACGGCTCTTTCTTTCAAACGCCCTCAAGTCATTTGGCAGGGCGCGGATGCCCAGATTGTAGCGGACACAAACGAAAAGATACTGAAAAGTTTATTTCCGAAGCAAGAAAAATTCACGGTGATTTTTATGATTATTCTTTGGTAGATTATGAAAACAAATGTAGTAGGGTCAAAATCATTTGTCCTATACATGGTGTTTTTGAGCAAAAAGCGGAAAATCACTTAATGGGTAGAGGTTGTAGTTTGTGTAAACGTTCGATAGGCGAAGAACGTGTAGCGTTGATACTGGACAAGTATAACGTTGAATACGTGACACAATATGCGTTGCCAAACACTAGTTTGCTTTGTACGAATCGAACTTTATATATTGACTTTTATATAAAGAAAAGAAACACTATAATTGAATATAATGGTGTGCAACATTATAGACCAATAGAACAATTTGGTGGCAAAGAACAATTTGAATTACAACAGGAACGCGATATGGCTTTGCGGCAATATTGCAAAGAACACAAGATAAAGCTAATTGAAATACCATATTTGGATTTTGATAACATAGAAACAATATTAAAGAAAGAACTTAAATTAAAATAATCATGTTAGACTATGTAAATACAAAAGCGGTTATGCACACAAGAGGTATTAATATAGACGAAAAGCAATACCTTTTTGTTCTTTCGTGTGTGTTGGGTGAACGTCCAGAGGTTGCTTATGGCATGATTTATCACCCAAAGGAATTTCGTAAGGCTATTGAAAGCGAAGACGAAGAGGACTACTTGAAAGAAATCAAAGCCGATGCGGAAATAAAGCTAGAACTCCAAGCGGAAAAACAGCTTTACGACTTGCTTTATTCCGAATACAACGCGGAAATACAAGCAAAGGCGATGTCTTTGGAGGACTTTTCTTTCACAACAGGACAAGTCGTTCAGATATTACAGAACCTACTTCACGAGCGTTCGCAAGACTTGGAATCAAGTTCGGTAAAAGATATTATTGCGCTTATCAAGACACTTGCAGACCAAGGGGCTTTGCAAAGCGATGATAATTTTTCCTCTCACTTTATTCACGTTTACCCACCGTTTGATGTCGTTTGTACGTCTTGTGGGCGTGAATTTGATATTGTCAAGGGATTGGATGCTATTTGCCCACATTGTAAGCAAGTTTATAGGTGGTCGGAAGAAGAACGTCGCTTTTACCCAGAATTGGCTAAACTTTAACGCTTATGGTAAAATATCAAAAAGTAGAAATCTACGTATAGAAAGAATTTGGAAACACTATAAAACGGAGAAAACGTTATGAAAGGCGAATGGAAAGTTGTAAAACAAGACGAACACAATAGCGACCAATACTTGCTTGGGTTCTACAAGACGAAGGACGAGGCGTTAGACGCAAGGCTTTCGTTACAAAAACAATGCCCCTCTTGGATTACAAGTTGGAAAGACTTAGTAGTTAAGTTGGTAGACCCAGATAAGATAGAAAGCCCAGTTTGTACGGACTTTGAACACTATCTTAGATGGTTGATACCTAACGATGAATGGGAGCGCGTTATGAATAGCGACGCAAGCGCGGAAATTGATTGCAACAACATGACGTGCGGACGTGGAACGTATTATTACCTATCCCGTATGATACCGAAAGATTGGACGGTAATAGATATTGGTTGCGCCTATAATCCGCAATCCTATTTGTTTCAAAACCATGCACGGCACATTGCAATAGAGCCAGTATGGAATGACAAGGATTTCCACTTTGAATATTTCAAAGCCCCTAACACGGAATTGTTGTTTATGACGGGGCAAGAGTTTATACAAAAAGAATTACCTAATATGAATTTGGATTTGGATAAGACTTTTGCCATTGTCAACTTTGTACCAAGCGGTGCTTGCAACTTGCTTGCACGTGAAACTTTCAAGAACATTTATACATACTACCCAGCATGATATACAACGTAGGTGACAAGATTTATTTTGCAGAGGAAAAGCGACCTTACACCATACAAGCGTGTGATGAACGTTATATTATTTGCACCAAGCCTTTCAATCCAAAGCATACGATACAATATACTATCGTTGACTTAAAAGACGAAATACGCGGTGCTGATAACTATTGGAAATGGGGAGGTTTCGTTGACTACAAGGAACGTAGCGAATGCGAACGTATGTTGAAAGCCTTAAACGGTGATTGTGACGAACAAGACAAGCCAGTTATGATAAGTTACAAGAATCGTATAGAATTGAATATTGTTAAAATCGTGGTGAAAGTATGAGAGTAAGAAAGATAGCAAAGCAACTTAAGTTGTTTCATAGCCACGTGACATACGACAAAGAGGGCTATCCCGTCGTGAACTATAAGATAGCAAACCACGAAGAAAAGGTAAGCTATATTATGCGTATGACACGAAAGCACTACTTTGGATTGGCAAAAAAATATAGCCCCGACACGATGATGGGACGCTTGTACATACACAAGGCATGTAGCCCGTATTTGTACGACGAGATATTATCGTTCTGGGGATGGAAAGACGAATTATAAGACAAGAAAGGTCTTTATGTATAACAATTAAACACAAAGAGATTATGACAAAGAAAGTTTTTGCATTGGTATCGGGTATCGTCGGCGCATTACAAGCCGCTGGTGTAGCTATCGTAACCTACACAAGTCCCGAATCGGCTACCGCAATTAACAGCGCAATTGTTATTGCTGGTACTGCCATCATCGAAATCTGTAACTTGTTTGTCAAGGTAGAACCACAAGCCTAACAAGCGTACACTACACAAAGAATGCCGCGATTAGCTATTTTAAAGCCCGTCACGGCATTTTCTTTGTGTTTACGTACAACTTTACCATATTCATATAAAAACGCGCTTAAAACGCTTAAAAACACGGCTCGCCAGCTTCATGCACAAATTGCCGCATTAGAAAGCCAGCAAGGTAAGCCGCATCTTCCGAATAATAAGGCACATCGTAAGCGTCAATGATTGCCGTAACACAATGTGCAAATTCGTGTGCTACCGTGTCCCAAAATTGCTCTGGGCTGGTAGCGTCAGAAATGTATATTGCCGACATTTTTAACGTTTCGTTGCTGACACACATTCCTGTGTTGTAATACGACAATATAGACAACGCCTTTTCAATGTTCTTTGGCTTCATGCCAAAGCTACGCAGCTGTTCATACATCACGTCGTATTCGCCACTAACGTCAAAGTCAAAGCAAACGACAACTCCCCATTCGTTATGTGGGAACTTAAGATAAACCTGTTTCATAGCCATTACAAATACTCTTCCCAATAAATCGGCACGCCTGCATTACACATCTTAGTCACAAAGCAATCCAACACGTTTTCTGGCATACCGTCTGGGTCACATAACGTTTCCTCTACGAACCAAGAACGTTGCTCGTCTGTCTTTAACGACTTTGGATAGTCCGCGATTGCCATGTTGAACAAATACCAAGCGGTATAGATAAATTCATGTGGCAACTGCACCTTGTTTTCCTCTAACACCTTAACCACGTCATCTAACTTACGCGACACGATTGTTTTCATCATGCCAGTTGTAGCATCCTCGGTCTTCATCTTACTGATAGCCCATTCCGCTAAACGCTTGCTAAACAAACCATGATTCTCGTCTTCATAGATGGCGCGACCTTCACTAATATACTGTTTCATAATCTTTGCTTATTTAGATTTTGTATAAATAAGATGAGGTAGGCATCACGATTGTGTCTACCTACCCCACCCCGTTAATTTTGTTTAGATAAACCTGCCTCGGCTGTCCCTAGCGCGACGCATGTGCATTTCATCGTCCATGTCATCCTCGCTGTCTTCCCAACCGTGCTTGTAACCCATGCGATAACCGTATTCGTAACTGTCACCACCGCGCATTGTTGGCATCATGCCGTCGTGACGATAACCGCCACGCATAGAACGACGCATTTGTTGGCGCATCTGACCACTGTCACTTTCTCTGTCTACAAAAATATACCCCATAATAACGTTCCTTTCTTACTTGTTAAAGGATTTCAACTAGCCTTTTGATGGCGACCCGCCACTACCGTTTAGCTGACGCAAGATGTTAAGCATTTCGGAATTTTGGGCTTTCAATTCGGCGAGTTGCGCGTCTTGAGCCTTTTGCTTTTCTTGCAAGGATTGTATCACCCGTGCGTTTTGCTTATTTTCGGCGTACTGTGGATTAAGCACCTCGAGCATTTTCTCCGTTTCAGATATTACACTCTTATGGTACGGCACTTGTTCGATAGCCTTTTTCGATGTCTGCAACATAGCATCTACAGCTTGGAGCATGGCTTCACGACTACCGCTAAACGTATCATTACCACGTGCGGCAATTTCTACGTTGATAGGGACTTCGCTAAACGTTTCATCCTTACCATTGATAGTTGCCACAACATCTACGACTTGTTGCATTTGCATACCCGTCATAATGTTTGGTGTTTGTGTCGGAAACTTTGCGCGAGGCTGTGTCTTCGACTTTACTATACCGACTTCTAAAATTGGCTTTTCACCACGTCTAAGCACGTAGAACGGGTTGCCATTTACAAGACTGTTGAAATCCATAATTTTCGTTTTTTTAATGATTGATAAACTTTAATACATTAAACCGTAGTACGCGACATCAGTTGTAGTATGCCATCGAAACGATTGTTGAACACAAGGAATACACCTGTGCCACCAATGAGGTCTGCGACAGTTGCTGGTGTTCCATCAAACAGCGTCAAAGCCCTCGTCGTACCGTTTAAGGTAAGAGTAATAGGCAATGTACCTGTCGTGCCTGTAGGTATTGCATCCGACAAGCGGACGGTAAAGTAACCTACTGGCTGTATGCGACGGAAACCTAATGCTATATCTACCGAGTCTGTGCCAACGGTAACATTTGTTGATGGCAAATAGGCAACCCCTCCTGCATTCGTAGTTATGTTATTAAAACACATCATACGTTACCTCCTTTCGCCTACTTAGAATACTATATTGCCATTACCAAAACCGTTACCCCAAAATCCGTTAGGATAGATACCACCACTTACATAAGGAGTAGCATTGTAAACTTGGAGATTTGGGTATTGAACACTGACAGTCTCGGGCATACGACACTTAATGTCATCTACCTCACGAGCAAGTCCGTTGAGTTGTCCGATTACGGGCGCAACGGCTTGCTGAACAACGCCAGTGGTAAAGTTCTGGGACTTCAACGTTGCAACTTCTGCCGTCAAAGCGGTAATCTCGCGGTCTTTGCGGTTCGACTCCATAGCGTCGAGCTTGTTGTCGATAGCGAGGAAATTGCGATTCATGTTGTCCGTCAAGGCGTACGTCTGCTGACACATAGCAAGTTGGTCTGCTGCTGCTTTTGCATCAACCTTGTTGCCTACGCCATTGATAGCGTTCTGCAAGGTGTTGGTCTGCTGACAAGTAGCAAGTTGTTGGTCGCAGCAACACTTCTGGAATGCGCTAATAATGCTTGCGTCACCCGACTGGATAGAATTGATAATCTGAGGAACGCTTACTGCCTGCTGCAAAGCAAGGTTGCTAAGGGCGGACTGTACATTGTTGACCGCACCGTTTACGAGGTTGAAATCCTGTCCGAGCATAGTGCTAAGTGTCTGAATAGCCGTGCGTGAAGCCTCACCTTGGTTGGTGATAGCATTCATAATAAGTTCACGACCAGAATCGTTCGAGAGCTGATTAGCCAAGAAAGCCGCGCCTGAGTTGCCTCCGCCAAAGCCTCCATTGCCAAATCCGCCACCGTTCCAGCCGAACATTGAAGCAATGATAGCCAATCCAAATAAATCAGCAATCCCGTTCATGCCATAGCCAAAACCATTACCGAACCCACCAAAGCCTCCAAAGCCGCCGATGGGAATAGAGAATGGAATGTTGCCAAGACCACTACCACCATTGTTTTCGGGTAATTGATAAATCTCTGCCATAGTTCTTTTTCCTTTCTTTTTCTTTTGTTGTTAAACTTAAATAATGATTCAAATAATCGTTGTAACGTTACGCTTGCAAAGATAAGGATAAAAGAACGCGTCACAATGGCGTACTTTCACAAGTCCAAAGTGAAAGTAAAATCCCCCATAAACAAAGGCATTTTCGCCGTGTTATTTATGTGAACAAAAAATTATTTTTTCTTACACGATTACATAAACGTATGATTATTAGGCGTTTACGCGTTCAAGTTTTGTCATTTTTTCATCGAAAACGCCATAACCCAAATACTTTTCTTTAAAAAACAAATCCCTACGTATATTAAACGATTTGTTGTGTACAAGCGTTCCAAGAAAAGAATTGATAGAACGGAAGACGGCTTCTCTATCTTCCATGTTCAAACGTTGTAAATTATAGCGTGTTCTACGCAAAGTCTTATTTGAAACGTATTTCCTATATGGTCTTACAAAAGCACCTAGAAATTCAACCCCTATTTTCGAACTAGCTATTTGTAATTTTCCCATGTGTAAATCAAGTCCTAGTTCACTTTTTAGAAACTTGCGTATCTTTGGTACTAAAGACAACAACCAATTTTTATCGCGACTAACAACATAAGAATCATCGACGTAACGACCATAATGCTTACATTTCAATTCGCGTTTCATAAATTGGTCAAATTCATTCAAATATACATTACTAAAAAGTTGGCTTGTAAGATTGCCAATTGGCAATCCGCATCCTTCTTCAGTGTAAAATAGGCTTTTACTTTTGTCAAGGTCATCCCATGCGCTAAAATCTCCAACTATATTACAACTATCTTTTGGATTTAGTAGAACTATTTCCTTTGTAAGCCATTTTACAAATTCAAAGTCTACTACATCATCCCACACTTTAGAATCGTTTTTGTCTACTTTGTGTGTTCGCATTTTTTCAAGCGTGTTCGTCGCGATTTCCAATAGTTTGTACCTATTAATGTGCATGAAATATCCGCGCTTGTCAAGTTTCAAAATAAAGCATTCTTGCTGATAATTTTTGCTTTCTTGTCTTATGTGTTTTTCTAATCTATTTATACCGTAATGCGTACCTCGTTCTGGAATACAGCTATAACTATCTTGTATAAAAGTTCTTTCAAATATTTCGTGCGTATAATTAAAATAAAGGTGATGTACAATACGGTCACGAAATTGTGCTGCAAAAACCTCCCTCTTTTTTGGACGTTCCACAATAAAACACGAAGAGGGTTCTGGCTTATAGCGTCTGAAAAACAAATCGTCTGCTAGCCTTTCAATGTTCTTCTTTAAACGCCTTTCGTATATCTTAACATATTCTTTGTTTGTCTTATGTTGCTTTGCAAGTATAAAAGCACCATACAAATCAAGCACCAATGTTTCACGTGTAAGTTTATAAGCCATACTATCCGATAAATGTATGTTATATCATGCCATTTCGACAAATGCTGAACAGCGCGAACAGAGAAGCCGTTGAACCTGTTGTTGTTGTTCTGTGGGTTGACGTTCGATGAATTGAAGTTCAAGTTGTACCCGTAAGCCGACGAGTAGAGAGAACGTGACCAATAGTTGCCGTTCGAACCTGCATTGTTGAGCGACGTGCCATTTCCGTTGCCAGCAGCGGGAAAGAAAACGTCAACTTTCGGTTATCACCTATCACGACCAAAAGAAAGAATTGCTTTAGCAAAGCCATCTAATGTCTTTTGTTTTTCCAACGAAAAAAATTTTTCGGAGGACGGATAACCTATGAATTTGTCTGAACAGCATAAGCATTTGAGTGTTGTTTACGTGTAATAGCCAAAAAGAAAGAGGTTTTATCTTTTTTTTACTTTATAATAACGCTGCTATTTGTTGCTTAAGTTTACTTATAAAGTTTATATTGTCTGATGGCGTAGATTTTTCTACTGGATAAGACAAGACTTGCGAAAGTATATGAAATATTCCACTCTTGCTAAGTGCTTCCGCATTGTTTTCACGTATCGCTTCCGCCCTTTGTTGTTTCTTGCTTTCTTTGATTTCACAAGACGTGCGCCATTCGTTGAATTGTGTTGATAATTCATCATAAGTCGTTGCCGAAAGGTCAAATGGCAATTCGATTTCTATAAGAATATCGTCTTTTTCCAACGGTGTTGCATTAACATATTGCGGAATATACTTGCTATACGATTCAATAGGAAAACCAAGTATAATGTATTCTGTATTCTTTGTCTTGTAAAGAAAAGCTGAAAGCATCTTACTATCGCCACGTTCCTTTTGAAATTCTTCTGTGCAGACAAAGGCTTTTATAAGCCATGCCGACCATTCGTAGGCGTGAAAGAACTTTCCATCCTTGTGCAAATATATTTTATTCCATGATTCGCTTTCTTGACGATTTTTTTTCGTTTTCTAAAGCATCATTTAATCTCATTTTTTCTTATAATTAAGCAAAGTTGTTTGTTTTACACATTCACCATCAAATGCAGCACTTTTCTTTGTGGAAAAGTGGTAATCTGCATCCGATGTTAAAGTGTCTTATTTTGTTTTTCTCTTTTTGTAGACAAATTACTGAACAGCGCGAACAGAGAAGCCGTTGAACCTGTTGCCGCTGCTCTGTGGGTTGACGTCCGATGAATTGAAGCTCAAGCTGTACCCGTAAGCCGACGAGTAGAGAGAACGGGACCAATAGTCGCCGCTCGAACCTGCACTGAGGAGCGACGTGCCACGTCCGTGGCCAGCAGCGGGAAAGAAAATAGAATTACCATTTATCTTTGACGTTATTAAGCGACCATTTACTCCGTTCTTTGTAGTCCATTCGTTTGTAGTATATGAACTATTGAACAATTCGGCAAATTGGGTTGTTGTTGGCATCTTGCAAGAACCGCCCATATAACGTTGAACTGCGTCATAGTCCATATTAGTAGGTATGTCACCAGTCAATGCGGCTCCAGGGGTAGATGCGTAGTTTCCGTTATTGTCCGTTCCCCAGTTGTAATCAAAGGTTGTGCCACTGGGCTTCCGTCCAACGACATTACCCCAAGAAAAATAATACCCATAATCTTCTGGTGTTTCCGCACCAAGGTTACGTGTCGCCCAAAGCGTACCACTTGGTAGACCTAAGTCAACAAACTCCATTCGTTTTGTTACTCCCAGAACTGATGCAAGGTTAGCCATTGTCATGTGACCGTCTGGCGTACCATCGTTACCGCAAAGCATGACGTTAGAGCCAGTAGTCTTTGCCGTTGCAAATATATCTTTTATTCCTGCTGCTAAAGTTCCCATAATATTTCAATTTTTAAATTTTTTACTCGTTATTTCTTTTTCTCTTGTAATTTCTCTTACATAGTTATTTTCTTCCAAGTGACCGTCGTATTCGAACCATGCGTGACAAGTTCGCCATTGTGCGTAACGCTTGAATTGTTGTGTGTCACAATATGGCTTGGTACGCCCGTAATCTGCTCGGAATTGATAAACACCTCTTGGTTTACGCCTATAAGCGAATGTTGCGCGAATGTCGTATCTGGCGGCGTGTTGATGACCTGCCCAATGATTTTAACCTCGTTCTTAGCCACAAAGCTATTGTACAAGGACTTTAGTAATCCCCATACCGTCGTAAGACCTGCGCCATCGAGTTTTTTATCAGCCGTTTGTACTGCCATCGCCTTTTAAGTGTTGTTGTTATGTTCCGTTCGGGGCTATATGCTGCGAGCTTACGGGGAATACGTTCTGCGTTAATAGCGTCTTGCATATTCCCCATAAGTCGCTAAGACCACGACCATCTAGTTTCTTGTCGTTTACGCTTACTGGCATATACTCTGTATTTCAGCCGTAGAAAGCGTTTCCACTTCATCCAACGTTGCATAGTTAGACAAGTCAATGTAACCTTGGTAGACATCGAACTTGTAAACGGCAGGCGTAGAACCCTCTGCTGGCGTGTTCTCGATGACATAGACGTTAGTACCCTTTGGATAGGTCTTTGTCTTTCCCGATTCGTAGTCCTTAAAGCGGTCGTCGATAGTAAAGCTATCCTCCATGTTCCACATCCAGCCTTCGTTCGTGCTAGCGGGTGTAGGCAGGTTGGCAAAGAGAATACCGCCCTTTGGCTTGATAGTAGACTGCATCTTAGAGTCAATAGCAGCATTGACTTGTGCAGCCGTCTGATAGCCTGCGCCATTTCCGATTTCAGAGTTGTCGGTAGGCACGGGAATGTTTACCGCCTTAGATGATGGTGTCAACGCTACGTTATTCACCTTAATGGTTTCAAGTACGTTTGCTTGCGCACCTGCTTCGATACCATCCAACTTGTCTTTCAACGCGCCAGTAAAGTTCTGGTCGGTATGCACATAGTTGGCATCCGATGGAAAGTTCGAGTCGTTCGTAAGGTCGCTTGTCTTGGTGGGAATTGAAAGCGCGCCGATAGCATCGCTTACAAGTGACTTTATCAAACCCCATACGATTGTCAAGCCAGCACCATCGAGCTTTTTGTCGTTTGTTTGTACAGCCATAGTCTTTAATTTTTTATTGTTGTTAATAATCTTAATATCTGCAAATCATTCGGATTTCAAACTCAGACAACGTTTCGTTGTTTTCCTCGACCTCTACTTCAAGACCGTTCAACTGATTCACGTGTTCGGTAGTCATCAATCCTTTTTCAGCGGGGGACGCATCGGGATATATCGTCTTTTGCTCGACGGCATTCAAATCGTCCCTTACTTGGTCGCCGTGTTTGTTTAACTTGTATGCCATATCCTTTAGTCCGTATTATCATGTTTACGTTTTACCATGACGGCTTGACCGTCAATCAACAATATCCTACCTTCCTCAACCAACAAGTATTCCCACGTACCAAGACCAGTACGGCAACAAAGCGAAACAGCCACGTTAATGCCATTGTTGTCCTTTGGCGTGGTAGTTACAAAGATTGGTCGTGAAACGTTGTTTAAGGCGACGGAAACGGCATTATTTTGCAACGTAGTATCGACATCTAAGGCTTGCGTATTCTTAAGCGCACACATAGCCTGCATGTCACCACCGCCAACATGTGCGATGGTAACGCGCTGGCAACCATGTATGCTACAGCAAGAACCTTGTGTTACGATGTCACTACGCATAGCAAACTCTTTTGTACCTCCGTTCTAAATCCGTCATCGAAATCCTCGTCTGGCACGTATGCCGTTGTCGTGATATAGTATTCACCAGTACCCAACAAGGCGGTGTCAATAGTAAACAAGAACTTGTCCTCGTCCGTCACTATCATTTCCGACTTGTCTATCGTCACCTCTTTCTTCGTCGCGTTCTTTATCGTGACCTTGAAATCGTCATTGACCATAGAAAAGCCCTCGGACTGAATATCCAACAAGAACTTTAACTCCGTCCCTTGGTATATCGTCCTAGGCGTAGCGTCTACAACCGCTTGTGTCTGTTGTTGAACGCCGTTGGAAACATTACTTTCGTCAGCCATATCAACTATAATCCAAAGTTTTAAAACCCCTTAAATATTGTTATAACGATGCAAAAATAGCATATTATTTTTAATACTACAAATGTTTTGCGTATTTTTTATTGTTTTTTTACTATTTTCCTCGAAATTCCATCGCGAACGAACGATTTCTTGAACAAATAACGTACAAAAGAGTAGAGTTTTCGTTCGTAAGGATATGACAAGTCGTTTTCGTTCAAGTATGCCTCTTGCTCAAAACTAATATTCTTGTATGCCAAATGACCGTCAAAGCCATAAGCTACCCAACGTACGAACCATTCTATACCATACCACACTAAGAATAACACCCAAAGCATTTCTATTTGTTGCTTACCATGTATCGTTTCGTGGTTGATGTCCGTAGTCTTAAGGGCGCGTGCATCTTTCCGCACAAATATGAACGGAAAGATACACATTGCTAAGTAACCCTTAAACGGTATTATGTTGTTATACACTAGTTTCATAGCCCATTACGATTTGTTGTGCAGCCAATGAATACCATAAAGGAAAAGCACCAACGGCCAAATAATGCTAAAGAACACCTTTTCAAACTCGTTGTTGTCCCATTCCTTAATCTTGTTATAAGCAACAAAGATACCGATAATGTACAATGATAAAATAATTGCTGTAATCATAATCTTGTTTGTTTTAATATTGTTATCAGTCGTGTAAGTAAATCCAGTCTCCAAGGTTTAGAAGGAAGAATGAAAATCCACCGTCATTACGGCTGTCATCGTCTGCCACCTGGACTGTAATAGATGTGGTTGTAGACTCTTTGACACTAGCATAGATAGGCCCGTTGCTCGCCACTCCATCTACCGTTCCGTAACCACAAACCATTGCAAAGACATCATTAGATGTGCTAAACCAGCTATTATTGTTCCATGTTACTTTATAGATTCCTACATTGAGCCTTGAAACGGACAGAGTTGTACCGTCAAAGGTTTCCTTCTTTACGAAGCTTGGTGTATGGTCGTCGGTGGACGCTACCTTTACCGTTCCAGCAGCAAGCATCTTCATATAATGTCCGTAGCGGTACTGTGTGCCTAAGTCAATGCGCTTTAAAACAGCCCATCCGAAGAACACGTCGTCATTACCGTAGCCAATCAACTCTACCGCCTCACGGCTCAATCTCAGCTC